AACACGCCCACGGCTAAAGTCAGACTGATCGCCAAACACAACCGCTGCAACTCCACTATCACTGGACTGAATGGTCATCGCAGTGTTTGCTGTGTTGCTGTTCAGCGTAAGGAGGTTGTTAGGCGAACTCGTCCCAATCCCAACATTACCGCTGTTGTCAATGCGCATGCGCTCTGTAAGTGTGCCAGAACTATCGTTAGAGAACGTAATGTGTGAACCGTATGCGTTAGTTGACCAGTTTTGAGATGCCAGCACCTGTATCTTCGCACCCGTTTGACTCGCAGAAGGGTCATCTCCAGTAAACAAAATAGTGCCGACAGTGTTACCTGCATTTATACTTGCATCCGCACGGTTTAGCGTAAGCTGCTCCGTACCATCTGTTGAAACTGTAAGTGCAGTTGTGGGCGAACTCGTCCCAATCCCAACCCGATTATTCGTTGCATCAACGTGCAGCGTGTTTGTATCCACAGTCAGACCATCGCTGGTCAAAGCCCCAGTGATGTCCAGATCACCCGTCATGCTGTCGCCAGACTTAGATACCTTTGTACCTATGTTGGTAGCAGTAGTCGTAGCAAAGTTAGGATCGTCACCTAATGCAGCGGCTAACTCATTCAACGTATCAAGTGTAGCGGGTGAGGAATCAACTAAACTAGCAACAGCTGTATCTGTGTAGCCCGTATAGTATGCACCGTGCTGCCCGTCTAGTGTATCAGCGTCTACGTTAAGAGCATCAATATCTGCTTTTGTCTGGTCAGCTGTAGCACCAGTTTCAATACCGTTAAGTTTAGTGTGGTCTGCATCTGTAAATACGTTACTGTCTGTAGCAGATTCTACAAGGGTACGAATCTCAGCAGCAGTCTGATCAGCTGTAGCGTTAGACTCAATACCTGACAGTTTGGTTTGCTCTGCGTCACTAAACTCATTAGTATCAGCATTACTCTCATATGCAGTCTTAATCTCAGCAGCAGTCTGGTCTGCAGTTGCTCCAGCTTCTACACCATCTAGTTTAGTACCGTCTGTAGCCACATCACGGCCATCAACAGTACCTGTAACTGTAATATTACCTGTAACGTCAATGCCTGCAGCAAAGTCTACGTTAGCATCAAACTGTCCACCAGTAGACTTAGGAACAGCATCAGCTACAGTGAAAGACTTAAATGCTACAACATTAAGTTCATCATTGAGTGCTGCACCTGTAGTAAGGGTAATAGTGTCATTACCAGACACAGAGTAATCTTGGCTGTTACCCTCAAGGACAACACCATTCAGAAATACAAGTACGTTATCATCAAAGAAGGCTAACTGATTACTGCTACCATCATTGCCAGTAAATACTGTCTGACCAGCAGTAGCTGTGTAGTAGAAGTAATCAATGGAACGATTACCTAGATTCTCAATGTCTGTAGCAGAAGTAGTGATAAATACTTCTTGTTCTCCAGATAAGTTTAACAGAGAGCCTGTAGAACTTTCTTCTAGTGTACGAGATAAAGTAGTACCAGAGTGTGTATATACACCTGTGCCTACTTCCCAGTTGTTTGTGTCAATAATAGTATATCGTACAGAGTTACCATCAAGGATACCACCATCAGAGAAAGTCTGAAAGCTCTCTACTGCAGAACCAAGCGTAATTGTGCCAGTACCTGTAGTAGAAGAAGTTACTTTAACTCTATTAGCAAACTTAATCGTCATGGATAGGTATCCTTGTGGTGTTTAGGCGATACGAATTACAGCTGTTGCAGCTGCAGCAGCGGGGAACTCAATAGTCAAGTCACCAGCAGTAGCACTCACTGTACCACCAAAATCAATAACAGCAACAGCTTTGTTTCCCTGAGAAGAGTTGTAGATGATACAACCCGAAGCTGATATTGTTACGTTACCGAATACTTCATCCGTAAAGTCAACAATAGCTGTACTGCCGTCAAGCGTAATAGTAGCACCATCTAGGTTTTGACCACCCGCTGTGTAGTTTGTACCAGTAGCTTCGTCAGTGTTGCCTGTTACATCAGAGTAATTAGTTGTAGTACCATCATATGTACCCGTAGGTGTAGCTTTGATGAGAGCTAATTTTAGTGTATCTGTATCCAGATCGTGAACACCCCCAAGAAGCTCTTGCTTGAAGCTGTTGCACATTGCAGTTGTAATAGCCATCTTGAGATGTCCTTATATAAGTGAAAGCACAAAGGGGCCAGCACTAAGCCAGCCCCAATATTAAGCCTATTAGGCAGCGTTGTAACGTGCAGTTACAAGTGCTTCTGGGCGAAGGATCTTGCGACCGTACAAGTGCATACCGCGAACAATGTCAGCGAATGAATCTGGGTCACGGTAGTTCTCTACCTTGTTGATCTGCTCAGCAGATGCTACTGCATCGTCTTGACCAGCTACGATAACACCGTAGTTGTCATCCTGACCAGTTGTACCAGAAGTACCTGCGCCAGTACCAGCAGCGGGAAGGTTGTTGGAAATGTATACACGGAAGCCGTGGATGTTGTTCATTACCAAACCGTTCATCAAGCCGGAACCACCAAAGTCTGCGTTCAACAGGCGTGAGTCTTCGTCTTTAAGTAGCTCTGCGAACACCGGGTCTACACAGACCCAACGACCACGTGCGTCAACATTTGCTACATCCATCTGACGTGCCATACGTGAGATAAGCTGCAAAGGTGAAGCAGTAGTTGCGGAGAACGAAGTCGCACCAGGCAAACGTGGAGCCAGTGGGATGGAGTCACCTGTACCACCGGAGTCGGCAGTTGTGATGTTGTTCATGTCACCGATAGTCAGGTGGTTTGCTGTGAGCAATTCACCAGTCAAGTTACCAGCTGTGTCATGCTGTGCATCACCAGAGGTAGTTGTGATCAGAACACCAGCAGTGGTGTGACCGGACAAGTAAGACAAAACGTCTGCGTCCATGGAGTCAGCCATCTTATATGCTGCGCGGTCAGCGGCGAGGCTAACGTAGTCAACATTGGAGAACTGATCTTCGATGTCATCCATTTTGAATGCGAAGTAGTTGGCTTTGTCAATTGTCAGAGAGAAGTCTTCATCGTTCAGCTTCTCAACAGAAATAGCTGTATGACGCTCAAGAGCGTTGACAGTTACATCTGGTTCTTTCTGAATGCGAACCACATCGCCTTGGTTGGCGATCTCACCGAAGTAAGAGTTGTTTGTGATTGCGTTAGTTACAGCTGCCTTACGAAGGGCAATCTGTGCTTGTTTCGAGTAGATAATCGGGGAGAAGTTCCCGTTAAACCCACCGCTTGCGGAAGTAATAGCCATAATAATTCTCCTTATAGATATGGCGTTAGGTTTTACGCTACATACCAACTAAAGAGGCTCTTCATATTAGGGTGGTCAGCTATGCTCTAAGGATGGCCGTCCGTTGAGCGCTGGGCCTATAGTCTGAGGTAGTTCTTTGATGTGGCTTTAGCTTAGTGAAAAGCATGTACAGGCAGTTTATGCCTGACACTGTACATACCTATAGTTGTATGCATCTTTGCTAAGATGTCAACTATTTCTTTGACAAATCGTAAACAAATTTGCCATTACGTTGAGCTTCCATAATTTCGTCTGCTCGTTTCTCGTATTCTTTGATAGTCATCTTAGCAACCTGTGACTCACGTAAGTAAGATGAACTGTCTTCTGGCTCAGGTGCAGCAGAGCGTTTGCTCTTAACTGAACTTGCTGCAGCTTTATCTGAAGTGCTTGATCTCTTTGTAACAATACCAGTATCAGCTTTGTAGAGGTCAATCACACGAGCTACAGACTTAGCATCATCCGTGTTTTCGTAGAGAGCATCCTGTACCCACTTAGGCTGGTTATCTGCCCATGTATGAAAAGCATCGTCTTCACGGATAGATACAAAGTCTGGGTGTATCTGCGTTAGCTCAGCTTCTGCCTTTTCACGTTTTGCTGTGGAGCGTAGTGCTTCAATCTCTGCTAGACGTGCATCCAAAGTAGATGACTTCTTGTCGGCTTCTTTCGCAGCGATAGCTTCTACAATACCTGCAATGTCTGGGTATTTCTTAGCCCAAGCGTCAATCTCTTCTTCCGACTTAGGGAGTACAAGCTCATTCTTTGCAGCAGCTTCCAGTTGTTTCTCTAGCTTTTCAAGCTTAGCAGTGAAGTCTTTCTCTTTCTCCTGCATGTGTCGGCGTAGATCACCGTACCGTTTCTTGAAGTTCTTCTCTTCACCACTCAGTTCAGCATCGTCTTCTTGTGCTTCAGCTTGTGGTTCTTCTTCTTGTTCGGTACGACTCTCTGCCTGAACCTGGGGTTCGCTAGGCTCTGAGCTATCGGGTTCCGCTTCAACAGCCTCTTCCGTTTCATCTGTATCGCCACGTGCTTGTTTCAGCAGTGCCTCTAGTTCTTCTTCATCACGCTTAACACGTGCTGCGTTTCGTTGGTGTGAAGCTGATGTAGTTTGGATCAACTTCGTTTCAATCTCTTGAGGCTCTGATATCATGTTATACTCCTTATGATGGGGCCAGCCTTAGCTGGGTAGCCTTATAGTTATTGGATAGTTTGTAGTTACTTCTTCTTTTTGCGTTTCTTCTTAGAGGCTAGACCTCCATCCTTCATGCCATACTGTCCACCTGCACCGACTGTTGCACCTGCTGCTTTAGCTGCTTTGTCAGACTCAGATTCGTAGCTAGAAGGTGCTATAGAACGTCCT